GGACTCGAACCCTCAACCTGCGGATTAAAAGTCCGTTACTCTGCCAGTTGAGTTAGAGGGGCCAGACACGAGAACACCCCCTCCGGAACAGAAGGACATCCAGCCGAAGGGGGCATTCCCGGGAGGTGATCCGCCTGTCTCCCCGACACATCTCTCCACGATAACGTGTCAGGGAGGCCCACCCCCTGCCCTCGCATTTTAGGCAGGGTCGGCGCCCATGTGAGCCTTACGCCAACTTCCGGAGAAAATCCTACACAGCATTGCCATAACTGTGTAGGATTTTCTCCGTGAACACCGAGGCGTGGGCCTTACGCCTTGTCGGCAGTCAGATCCTGAACAGTCTTAGCGAGGTTCAGGACGAGTGCCTTGAGTTCGTCCAACTCGGATGCCACCGGCTCCGACTCCACGATCGGCTCCGACGACTCCACGATCGGCTCGTCAACGATCGGCTCCGACGGGGTGCCGACGATCTCGTAGCCCTGCGACAAGCGAGCCTTGATGCTGATCGGGTTGTCCAAGTACGGGGGACGGAACTGCTCCACGTCGTCACACGTGTAGCAGGCAAGAGGCCGACCGTACTCGGACGTCCCGAACGAGTGAGCGACGAGCAACCCCTTGCGAGTCCACTGGCGCACAGTCTCAGGGGTGACACCGAAGTAGTCGGCGACATCACGCCCAGTCATGTACCCCTCGGGGGCCTTCGGACGGCCAGCACCGATCTCTCGGCCCTCGGCACGAAGTTCAAGGGCGGTGCGACGACGCTTCTCAACGTCGTGCTTTGATACTGTCCAAGTGCCACGTTCCCTGTCGTTGCGCTTGCGGAACGTCGCCCGAATCTTGCCGGACTCGGCCAACTGGATCACTCGGGCGGTGGTTACCCCCAAGATCTCTGCGGCCTGCGATGTGCTGATCTCAACCATGTTACTTTCCTTCTTTCTGCCTGACGGCGGTTAGTGCTTCTGCTCGAGTCGGGAACACCTCGCCCGTAGGGGCGTACCTGTTCCCTGTGTCAATGATCTCCCACTCACCCGTCGGGGTGGGTCGGATGTCATACCTGTATGCCATAGGTTCTCCTTCCGGCTAGTAGTTGGTGACTGCGACGATACACCCACCAAACGTGGATGTCAACCCCCCAGTCACACAAGCATCTGGTTCCCATCGTTCACAGACGTGAACGGCGACAACGAACGCACCCAAGCAACGCTGTCCTTCGTCATGTCCATCACGAAGAACGACTCGCCACCCATGTCGTCACGCCCCAACACGTTCACCCTCACGCCCTCCTTCGTGTCAAACGAAGCACGACGATGATGGTGCCCACAGAACACGAGCGACGGCTCAACAAGCCTCACGATCTCAGACACACGCTCACGCTGTGCCCACGACTCAGGGATCTCATCCTTGTAGGTGAGAGGCCCATTGTCCTCGCCGGGCAGAGGCGCCTCATGCGTGACAGCGATGTCCACCGGCTCCCACGACGACGACGCCACCTGCTCACGCACACGCATCAGATCGCCCTCAGAGATCGTCTCGCCTCGCCACCACGACACGCCCTCCATCCGATCCTCCCAGTCCACGCTGTACGCACCGCCATGCCCGATCAGACGCAACTCGCCCAACTCAAACACCTGACCACGAGGCACCCAGATCGTGCGACGCCCAAGGTGAACGACGCCTGTCGTCTCGCCACGCAACGCCTGAAGCATGTCATGGTTCTCATGGTTTCCCTCAACCCAGTACAACGTCAAACCCCAGCCCTCACACACAGCCTCCGCCTCACGCAAAAACTGTCTGCCAAACGTCAGGTGAGGCCAATAGCCAAAGTCTCCACATGCGACAATCGCGTCACAGCCCTGCTCATAGGCCATGTACCCCAACCATCTCATGTGCTCCACGTTCCCGTGGATGTCTCCTGCGAACATCACCCTCATACGCAAATCCTTTCAGTAGTCAATAGATACGACACAAATGGTACACCCACCCCACTCACATGTCAACCCCTGCTCGTCGCCCGCCCCCCGCCGCCCGCCCGCCCCCGTCACCCACCCGAACACACGCACCCCCCGAACACACGTACGACCACCCGGTTATCCACAGCTTCATCCACACCCTGTGGATAACCAGCCATGCGAAATGACACCTACGGGACTTTTGCGGCCGGCCCGGTAACCGTCGGGGGGTGGTTTGCGGGATTTTTGGGGTTCGCTGTTTTCTGTTTGATTTGTGGGTTTTTGTTATTGTGGTGGTGTGTCGAGTGTGGTTGAGTTGGGTCGGGGTGTGTGGGGGTTTGAGTGGTGTTCTGATCCTGGTGTGTGGGTGGATCGGGTGCGTTCGGGGTCGGTGTTGTTGGATGCGTGTGGGGATGGGGATCCGGAGTGGGTGGTGAATCGTGTTGGTGTGGGTGTGGAGGAGTTGTTTGGGTTTGTTGGTGGGGTGGTGTCTGGTGTTGCTGGTGGGGTGGTTCGTGAGCCGGTTGTGGTGTGGCGTGGGTCGGTGCGTGAGTGGGTTGTTGGGGAGTCGTCGCGGCGGCATATGGATTGTTTGGAGCCGGGGGGTCGTGTTGCGTCGTTGGTTGAGGTTGAGTCGGGGGTGGTGCGGTTTTGGAATCGTTGGATTGATTTGACGTCGGTGGTGTTTTTGGAGTCGGGTTTGGGTGGGGAGTTGTTTTTTCCTGGTTTGGGGTTGGAGGTGGTGCCTGTGGGTGGTCGGGGTGTGGTGTTTGATTCGTGGTTGGAGCATGAGGTGTTGCCGGTTTTGGAGTCGCGGTTGTCGTTGGTGTGTTTTGTGTCGAGGGCGAGGGTGTTGGCGAATTTGGGGGTTGACGGGGTTTTGCCGTTGGGGTGGGACGTGGATGTGTTTGATGCGGCGCCGGTTTTCGGGTTGTTGTGATTTTTTGGGGTGCTCGTTCTGTTTGGTTTAATTTGTGGGTTTTTGGTGGTATGGTGGGCTGATGCAGTTGGTGTTGTTTGATTCGTTGGGGTGTGGGACGGATGTGCCGGTTGAGTTGTTGGCGTGGCAGGTGATGCAGGCTGACCGTGTGGGTTTGTGGGGCGGGTTTCGGTGTAGTGCGTCGGGGTCGAAGTGGCCGTTGTGGCCGTATGACGAGTGGCATGGTGACGCGATGGCGGGTCGGGTTGCTGGTGTTGATGACATTTTGGTGCCGTGGCATTTGGAGAATCCGAACTGGTTTTTTCCGCAGTTGGCGGCGGGCTGGTGGATGGATAAGGTGCGTTGCCCGGAGGGTGCGGGTCGTACGGCGTTTGTTGATGGTGAGAGTTTGTGGCGTCGTTTGCCTCCGGCTTTGAGGCGGGCGGCGGAGTTTCATCATGTGACGTGGTTTGATGTGCCGGATAAAACGCCTGTGGGTGGTCGTGTGGCGGGCGATGAGATTGCCGGCCGGTATCCGATTATTTTTGAGTGTGAGAGTGGTGGATCGGAGTTGTTGTGGGCGCATGCGGCGGTTCAGCAACATCCGTGCCGGTTTAGGGATTATCCGGTGTTGCGGGTGTATCCGTCGATCCCTGTGTTTGATGAGGCGAATGTGGTGGTGTGTACGTTTGATGGGAAACAGGTGTTTCCGGGATCGTCTGGCTGGGATGACATGGTTGCGGTTGCCAACTGGGTGCGTGCCGCTACGTGGTTTGATTCTGAGGGTTTAGTTGAGTGGTTGGATTGGGAGGAACGCCAGTTCCGTATTGTTGATCTTTTTGCTGGCTATCACGCGGTGTCTGGCGGTTTCAAGATGGGTGATCGCCATTTGACAGGTTTTTGGGGTTATGAGCCGTGGTGTACGGACGATCCGCGGCTTCCTCCGAAAGATGTGTACCCGCTGTTTCATGAGGGTGTTGTCTAAAAATTTTTTTTTCGGGGGTTTGTGGTGTGGGACTGTTACAGTCCGCACATCCCTTCGCATTCCATGTCAAACAGGGTTCCCTGGCCTGCTTCTTCCTGCGAACGAATATCTGCCTCAGCGAGCGGAACACGGCTCTGATGCAGATATGCGATTGATGGCGCCAACAGTTTCCCGATACGACCGGTACGAAGCTGTTCGTCAAAATCCACGGCGTCTGCCCAGTCAACCGGATTGTCCCTGATCGCACGCCACTCACTGTTGTTGTGATACGGGCATCCGATGCACGATGAGCGTGGCGGTGGCGGATAGCCGTTGTTGTTGTTCCACTCAATACATTCGTGACGTCGAATCCGACGATCAATCAGCGGATAGTCATGTTTGATCCATGAGAACGCCGGATCTTTCACTCGTTGCGTTTCATCCCATGAGATTCCGATCACGGTGGTGATCCGATGTTCTTTGCATCGTTCACCGGGTTTGAGACCGGCAAGTTCTCGTTGTTTCGCCATCAACGGTTTGATTTTGTATTCGGCGGTGCATTGACGTCGCCCGATCGCTTGTCCTTTAGCGTTACGAATGTGCAGCGGCATGGAGGCGAACCGTTTGTTGGGATCCAATGCGTCTTCTCGAATGTTGCCGTTTGACACGATGTGCAACGGCAGGTTGGCGTCCTCGCATTCTTTTTTGAGAACTTCTAGATGCGTGTAGACGGCTTGCGGCTCCCAGCCGGTGTCAGAAAAAATGGCGTGATCTACTGGCGGAAGCTCACCCTTGATGATCATGCGAAGCAGGGTTGTTGATTGGACGCCTGCGCCGAGCGACAGAATTCGCAAAGGGTAGGTGACTTCAGACATGGGTCAAGTATATCTGGTTTGTCAACTTGTCTCTAGGGGCGCCGGGTGCGCCAGATAGCCCAAAATGCAACACACACCAGCAGGTAGGCGACAAGCTCGTACATTTACGGGAACGTTTTCGCTAAATGTTTTGCGACCCAGCGTGCGACTGGTGCAGCAACACCGTTGCCACACATTTTATAGCGGGTGCTGTCAGCGTTCTCTTTGCCGTCTGCACGATGCAACGTGTGATTGTCAGGCCATCCTTGAAGACGTTCGCATTCCATCGGTGTGAGGCGTCGTACAGCGAGCGGTGCCTTCGGATCAGTTTCGGGTTGATCTACGACGAGGTGTTCACCTCGGGATGACGGGATGCCTCCGTCTCCTCCGGAACGTAATGTTGCGGCGACACCTTCGTTGAGATCTTGCGCCACCATGCTCACGTTGTTGCCGCCGGTTCCCATCCGTGACGTGAGGGTGTTCATCACGTCGTCTTGGATTCGTGCTCCGTCGTGGTAATGCGGGTGGAACACGATGGCGGTGGTGGTGCGAATGTCACCTTGATCAAACGAGTTGAGTGTCGGGTTTGGGGCGTCCTGTATCCATGTTTCTGGTGTGTCGGCTGATCGCACTCGAGCCGATTTGACGAACGGCACAGGTTGCGCGACGGCTTGTCCGGCACCTCCGACGCGTAATGTCGGGAAATGATCTTCCGATGGTTGTGGATCTAGTCCTTGTGTGTGGGAGAACCCGATCGGTTGTGCTTCTTGTTCGTGGATAACGACGTGTTGTTCTGGTCGTTTATGATCGGTGGCTGACAGTGTGCCGAACCCTTCGCTGTAATCCCCGTAACCGCTTTTCGTGAACGGAAGCCCGTCTTCGTCGGTCGGGATGAATGTCATTCGGTCGGTGTCAGGGGACCAGCCACGGCTTCCAGAGCCGCCTCCAAGAGTTCCGGCAACTTCTTGCCCCTCCGCGACGATCTCCTTAGGATTCCGGCTGCCGCTTTTTGCGACAGGAAATATTTCTCGGGGACATCGTTCGGCGACTCCAGGATTGAAGCAAGATGCGACGAACACTCGTCGCCGTCGTTGGGGAACTCCGAACCATTGTGCGTCCAGCAAGGCCCATTCAATGACCAGCGACCCTGCTTCGGCCAGCGCTTCAATGACTCTCGCCATTGCAAGTCCTCGATCGGCGTTGAGAAGTCCTGCGACGTTTTCTGCCACAGCCCAAGTTGGATACCGTCCATCAGTTGCTTCTCTCATTTCTGTGATGATTCGTACAGCTTCAAAAAATAGGTGTGAGCGTTGGCCGTCTAGTCCGGCTCGTTTCCCTGCGACGGAGAGGTCTTGGCAGGGGAATCCGTAGGTGATGACGTCTACGGGTGGGAGTTCGGCTCCGTTGACTTCGGAGACATCTGACCAGCGTGGTACGTCAGGCCAGTGGTGGGCGAGTGTCTGTTGACAGTGTTTGTCCCATTCCACTTGGAATTTACATTCGTAGCCTGCGGCTTCAAAGCCGAGGTCGAACCCGCCGACGCCAGCGAACAGTGATCCAAAAGTAAGTGTCATTTGCGTCGTGCCCGTTCTCTTTCTGCTCGGCGTGAATCACGGTGCGCCATCTGACACGCCTCGCATGCCGGTAGTCGTTTGAAGCGTCGGTGTTGCTGGTAGCCCTTGTCGGTGCCGTGATCAATCATGTGTTCATAGTCAACGTCTTCTAGTGGGAGTAGTGGTCCGTCCCATTCGCATAGCGGGTCGTCGTCGCGTAGTTCTTGTTGCCCCCTGCTCATGCGGGTATTTTATCGGCGGTTTGTAATGCCCGTCAAGGGGCGTTGTTGAATCGTGGGGCGTCGTAGTCTAAGAGATGTTCGCACCATGTGCGCACGGTTGACAACTGTTTTTCAGATGGATAGTGCCCGAGGAATGCCGAAAGAATATCTAGGTGTGCTTCTAAACCTGGGTGTGCATGATGTTTTGTGTTTTCATGGAAGTCAAATCCCCAATCCCAAAACAGTTCTTGTGGGTCGTTCAACGCCTGTAAAGGGGATTGCCGATGGGGGCGAGACAGCACTTTCCACCCCATGCGGCGAAACTCTTGTTGTGTTACTTGACTGAACGGGTGCACAGCCAGCTCAATGTTGTAGGCGTCGCAGTAGTAGGCGAGCATTTCTAACGCACGAAGGTTTTCGCCAACAATTAGGTCGGGTGACAGCAGGATGTCGTTGCCGACAGAATCCTCGTATACGAATGGCTGGCCGTAAGGTCCGGTGTATGAACGCATTCCGGCGTCCCAGAAAACGACTTTGTCTTCGGCATGGCAACCTTTGCAGGGTGGTGGTGTTTGCAACCAGTACCGCATGTGATCGCCGAGGGCAATGAAGATCTTTTTGGGTTGCCCGTAGTGACTGATGTGGTGGAAGCACCGGTACACCATTCGGGTCAGGGAGGCTCCAGGCTTACCAATGTTGTTCACTGTTTGCCCAGTGAATTCTTGGTACATCGCTGGCCACAAAAATTCAATGGGTAGTCCCATTCCGGCTGTGATGGAGCATCCGAGCGTGATGACGTCAGGGTTGGTTTCAAACTCGTACCAGTGGCGACCGTCGGTGTTCACCATGTAGTAACAGTTCGGGAGTTTCCCTGTTTCATCGTCGGTAATGCCAATGTGCCATTCTGGGCCGTACGAATACGTGACGTTGTAGCGGTCGTCTACCTGAAAATCTTGCTTGAAGTCATGGAATGCGGACGGTATTTCAGGGTGCGAGTATGTGTCGTTTCCGAGTGGAACTCGAAGCGAACTAATTGGATACTTTGCGTCCCAGCCACGAGGATTAAAGCTCATGTAGCGAGTGTAGTTCAGAGTCGCCAAACATGAGTGACAGCGACGATCCGTTCGTTTTGATCCTTACCTCGGCTTACGCCGTGCCTCACATTGCCATCAAACATGATGATTGATCCTGCTCGTGGTTGAATTTCCAATCGGGCACGCCCTGATTTTGGGTGCACCACCAGTTTTCCGCCTTTGTATCCGTCGTTGATGTACACCAGCATTGTCGTGAAACTGTCCGGCTTTTCCACGTCGGGTGGTGCCATTGGCACGTCAGTGTGGATATGCATCAGAACAGATTTTCCTGAAGATTTACGGTGAGTAAATTTCTTGTCTTGATGTCTGTATCTGTAATGTTGGACACCGAAAAACTCGTCAGCCATGTCAAGCATTTCGCCAAACCGTGTATGCAATGATGCGAATAAATATTGAGAAACGTCTACCTCAAACTTTGGATATAACGCATTCTGCCCAACATCAACCCATTGTTGTTTCGCCAAAAATCGTTGATGTTCCGTTGGGTCAAACGCATCCTGCAATACCAGAACCCCGTACTTTCGGAACTCGTCCAACTGTTTCATTCGCTGTAAAACTCTCCCGTGTCAAGCGCTGACGGAGGCGAATCCTTATGCCAAACGTTGACCACCATCACCTGACGCAAACCGCTCAACGTCTTCGTGGTCTCATGCAAACGATGCCCAGCATCAAACACAACAAGCCGGTTCGGACGGTACAAGATACGCTCACGTTCCTCAGGTGGTGAGATCAACGGATCCAAGTTGTCTCGCTCCAACGCATCTTGACCTTCAGGGATTGTTGTGGCGTGAAGCTCTAGGTAACCGCCGGTCGATTCGCTGGATCCGTACCAGACACATCCGATTGCCGGCCCTCGGTACATCCGTTCTTTCTCATAGAGGAATGTGTCTTCGTCGCAGTGAAGAGCCAAGTATTGGCCGGGTGAAAACGTTCGAGTCCAATACTCAAACCCGGCGACTTCCTCAATCGGAAACGGAAGGATGCTAGGAGTGGACCAGATTTCTTGGATGACTCGTTTGCGGTTCGTGTCGGCAGGCGAGTTGAGCCAGCCGTCCCAAAACATGTAGGGGGCGTAACAGTCGCATTCGGTGTCGTGGTAGCTGTTGAGGTATTCACCGATGTTGTCGTGCAGCGACATTTCTTCTGGGAAGAACGTGTTGTCGTTAGCGACGACGCTGAACAGTTCTGGGTTGATGAAGTCGTCTTGGACTCTAAGTGTCATCGGATTAAAAGAATTGACTATTCGGCGATGTTGACGTCACCATATATGCGGATCTCATCTAAAGAGTCTTGGCCGAGGTCAAAATTGGTTACCATTGCACCCGTTTGCAGGTTTTGTTTAGGAACTTGAACAATGCCTATTGAATCTGGGTTCATGTCTGCGAAGCGCTCGGTTGCGTTGTCAAAAAACATTGGGTCTGGTGGTTCGCTCCCCACCATTGACCGCATCACAAAGTATAAGCGGTAAGCACCCGAGGGATCACTCTCAAGCGCTGCTCTGAGTTTAGTTTCCTGTCTTTCAGTCATTTCTGTGCCGTACTTATTCATGTCGTCTTTCACAAGGCGAATGTATTCGTCCGGATTGTCTAAGTTTCGTGAAATTTGTGCCATTAAACGCATGTCAGACTCTAGTTGATCTGCGGTTTCACTGTTTACGGTCAATGAGACAATGGAATCACGGCTGTCTCCGCCGAGACCTCCGGCTCCTCTAGCCCTCAGGGTGCCATCACGTCTAACCGATGCGACATCAGTTGAAACGTGATACAGAGTGTCAGGTATTGATGGATCGTCTGGATCAATCGGCACTCCACGGATTGTTTGATTCTTATCTTCGCCTAATGCACGAAGTTCATCGTATTTGGGATTACCGTAGCCGCGATCGTCAATGCGAGTCACCCCGTAGAACTCGGGTGATCCTGGAACAGAAATATTCAAAGGCTGACCAGATCTGTCTAGCGTCGCCGATGTTTCGTCGTCTGGTGTCCTACTGGATTCGCTAACCGGCTGGCCGTCACTTCCTATTTCTGTACGACCAACGATCTTCACCGGCCTCATGACTCGAACACTTCCCGGGTCGTCTGCAAGCCCCATCTCAAATTCTGGATCAACTTCCAGTTCGTCTGGATCAAGCGGTTCCACTTCGTAGACGTATCGAGTCCCACTTCCAGCGTCGGCCGCATAGTCAGCCGCACTTTCAGAGTCATCTGTCAGATAGACATAGCGGTCGTTATCAAACTCAAGTGGGTCAATGTCTGGGTGTGAACGAGGAGTGCGGCCTGTTTCGTCTGGGGGAAGGATGTAATCTCCCACTTCAAGTTTCTCAGAAGAGCCATGGTAAAACTTTGTGTCCGCCGTCGGTCGGTTCGGTGTTCTACCACTAATCGGCTCGCCATCAATCGTGAGATACTCCGGAGGAATTCTCTGACTCAAGATAAACGTTTCAGCATCTAATCCAGTTCCAGAAAACTCAGAGTACGGATCAAAATCGTAATCTTCCAGTTCCGACGCAACTGATTGGAGCACGTCGGCGCGATCCCAACCCGGCTCTCGACTCACATCGTCTGGGCCTAGCAAACCATCTTCCACCATGCGGGCCACGTCAATTTCAATGACAGCACCCTCGTCTCCATAGGACGCAGCGGTGTCCCAGTTGGTTGTCACGAAGACGGAGTTACCGACATCTCGGTTCCCAATTCCTCGAGTGCGATTCATCGTGTCCAAGCCATCTCGCCGAATATCAGCAAGATTTTCCGCTGGTGTGCCGTGGTAAGCCCGAGATCGTTTGAGTTCTCGCCACTGGTCAGCAAAAATTTCGGCCTCTTCTGCCGTAGTGTCAAGATCCCACGCAACTCTGTAAAAATCTTCAAATACTGAAACGCTGCTTCGGTCTTTGCCGTCTTCTCGGATAGCCACGTAACGGCCGTCTGGTAGACGACCCAGCATCCCACCGTCAGACGTTTCAATCTTTGACGAGGGAACCACGACACCGTACCTCTCAATTATCTGATCTGCGGTGGCAGCGATTTCATCCAAATCTTCAATGTCGTCAATAACATCTGGGAGATCAGGGACTGAAGGTGTGGGGTCTGCAACTTTCGGCGGAGGTTTTCTTTCTCCCGCAACATTTGTGCCGCGATCGGCCAATGTTCCGATGGTCGCACCCAAAGACGGCAGGCGATCACCCAACGATTGTTGACGTTGCCCTAAGCTTGCACCAAGCCGAGACGACGGCTTTTCCTTCCCGTATGTCGGCGTGTATTTGACGGCAGAGCCATCACGGTTGACGACACGAAAATTGCCACGAGACGTGGCTGTGATGCCGGCCTGAATGATGTTGCCGAGTTCGTCAACGATCTGTGTTCCCGCTGGACGTTCAAAAGCCGTTCCTTCTTGAACAATGCCATCATTGTCGGCATCAACAGCGTCGGGATCGTACGCCTCTATTCGTAGACGGGGGGCCATCCGTCTAGTTTCTCATATCATCGAAAGCGGTGGCTACACGCCATGCAGCGCTCGGACCACGGATAGGTCTTCCGCATGTGCATCGGATGCTGGCAGTCCAACAGTTCGTCGGCTGCGCGGTTCACGTTGGAACGAATGAACTCGGACATGGAAACACCGAGTTTCGTTGCAGCGAGTTTCCAGCGCTCATGGTCACGTTCTGTGGCTCGCAACAGCACCTGTTTGTTGGCGTTCTCGTTTTCCTCGGTGTTCGTGTTGTTCGGCATCGTCGGAGTAAGCGTTTCGGCAACCTTGTCCATCGCAGCAACAATGTTGTCTTCTGTGACCGGATCGCCGTAAACCTCAGCCGTAGACGGTTGGGTCGTCTCCTCCGGGGTGGATGACTTCAACGATGACTGGGTCTTCTTCTTGGCGGCCATCTACTTTCGCCCCTTCTAAGGCTTTCGGTTGATCTTGAGATAGTAGAGATGAGACGGTGTCTTGAGGTAGAACACCGGCGTTCCCCATAAGTTCCAAAAGTTTCCGTGCTTCTTCTTCTGGATTAAACTGGTTGATTGCTGCGGCCCCATTGTCGGTTGCGCCAGCCAGCACAGCGCGTTGTGGTTCAACCTGCTCCACTTGGAGGTTGACGTTCGTTTGCTCCATGCCGAGTAGCCGTGATCGTCGATCCATGATTCCGAGCACCTGTTGGATCGCTTTCATGTCAGGCTCAATTGACACTTCTTGGCCGTCATCGGTTGTGATTTTCCGATGCTGGGTCAACGGCCAAATCGCCTGCTGGAGAGCATCAAGACGTTCCAGTTCCATTCGCAAAACTTCTGGATACGCTATAAGCGCTTCACGGTTCAGCTTCTCCAACTGGCGTTTGATTGCGCTGTTTACGGCACTGGTAGAGATGTTGAAACGTCGAGCGATTTCGGTTTGGGCAACACCGGCCTGCCGCATCTTGAAAATGCGAACATCACGTTCTGCGAGGAACTCTTTGGAAAGATTCTTAGAGTTAGCCATCAGTCTGCCTTCATAAATTCCAAGACTTCAAACGGAAATGTGCGTCCGCGTTGCATCTTGATCGGGAAGCGTCGCCGGTCTCGGGCACCTCGGAAATGGTTGACATCGTAAACATATGCGTCTGTTGCCGTCGGATCTGGTTGCAGTGAGAGTCCGAACTCCGGCCATCGTGACCAGACTGCGGATCCAAAAGGTCGCAAATCCCTAGAAGACATTGTAGACCCTAAAGGAGCGTGGTGTTCAAACCACATTGCGCACTGAAACCATTCACGCAACGAGTCAAAATATTTTGCAACCTCAATAGCAATTGATTCACTTGTCCGGCCACCCGGATCAACAAACGACTTGTAGACAGGGCCGAGAAGTAGCAGGTCAGGGCGTGTTTCTTCAATCGCTTCTTCCAAACATGTCCGATCCTGTGAACGCAACAAATCCAACCCGTCTGGCTTGATGAACAGATGGGCTTGCGGATCCTGACAAAACCCGTAATGAACAGCCTTTTTCTGAATGTCGGTTGACGTTCTGCGAATGATCCGCTGCGGGTTTTCTAGGTCCACCATCAAGGTGCGGATCGGAGGCATCTGCTCCAACGTGAACGGATGAATGCCGGATGCCGACAGCAGTGCGACTTGACGGCCAAGCATGGTCTTGCCGATACCCTCTGCCGCAACAACCATTACTCGCTCGCCACGTTCTAAAAGATTCGGTATCACCCAGTCATATGAATCGTCCTGATCTTCATCCACGAAGTCAGACCATTTGACGAGCCGACCTGTCGGACGTGCTTGTGTTTCTGGCCCGAGCTCTGACAGAATCATGTTTGCTCGAGTGATTTTTGACGACACGGAGATGTCGTCACGCTCAAAAATCTTTTCTATTTTGACGAGCGCAGGCGTGAACGGATCCTCGCCGATCGGTGCATCAACTTCTTCTACGAAGTCACGCAACTCTTTTAACGATCTGCCTGCCTCAACGAGATCAGTGATGTCTTTGACGCCGTCGGGAATCATGATCCTGACACTGCAACCGGCCGTGGCGAGTTGATCACGGACATTTACGGCGTGTGCTTTGCCGGGAGCGTCGTTGTCGGATACCACTACGACGTTGGCGCCAGCCAAAGCGTTCGTGTGTTCCTCTCGCCATTTGCCGGCACCTCCCGGCATCGTGGTGGCAATCCGACCTAAGCCACGAAGCGTTTCAACATCTTTCTCGCCCTCCACGACAACAATCGTTTTGCCTTCGGCGACGCCTTGTAGAACTTCTGGCAGGTGATAAAGAACTTGAGTTACGCCGTCAAGGTTGTATTCCCAGCCGTCGCCTACCGGTCGGCGCTGACGGAACGTTTTCTTACCGTTCTCATCTACGAACCGAAGTTTCTGGAAAAGTAGCGAGCCGTTTTCATCGGTGTAGTCATAGGTGGCGATCAGATCTAGTTTCTGCTTTTTCTTCGGTGCAGTAACGGGCGACGGTGTGCTCGGCGGATCGTTCCGTTCCACCGGAGTCCAATTGTTGTCAACTGGGTACAGATCTCCAACCGTTATGCCGATTGAGTCACAGATCTGCTCAACGGAACACGGCGTACCACGGTGGCATGTGACAAGCACTCGACCGTCGCGGCCTTGCCCTATGGAAAGCGACGGGTTGTCGTCGTCAAACCGGCACGGGCAACGTGCCGACCAGTTAGCGCCATTCTTTTTGACGCCTTGGAGTTTGGAAAGAAAGTTGTCTACTTCAGGTGAAGCAAAGTCGGTCACTTCTCCGCCTTCAACTTCTTCTCTTTCCGTTTCAGATACTCCTCAATTTGTTTCTCGGTGTATCCACGGTGCCGCATCCAGTCAACTTTGGTGAATGCGGTGGTTTCATAGTCTTTGTTTCTGATCGCCATCAAGGAGCAACTCTCTCATTGGTTGTAAAACATTCATGGGTGACCGGCATGTGTTGGCCGAGGAATCCGTCTAAGGCTCGGGCGTACTCTCGGATCTCAAACTGGGCGTTATCGTCTAAACGAAGCGAAATGAAATTCATCAACGATCGGGCGTTGCAGGTGGCGTAAAACTCGGTGTACATGCCGACTGGCAACACGGTGCGGGCGAGTTCTTTGGCGCAACCGATTTCCAGCAGATAGCTGTAGGTCCGGTAGGCGTGTCCGCTCTGTTCCGAGATCGCATCAACAATCTTTTCCGAGGTGGCGTCGTCGGTCTGTTCAAACGTGTACGCCCCAGGTTTCCCAGCCTGAGTTCGGCAGTCGTTTTCTGCCGGAACGTAATACTCGGGTTCAATCAGGGAGTAGCGAGCCGAATATTCGTTGTACGACCAGCCGATACGGTGACGGAACCATTCTCGTGCAACAAACAACGGTGCCCGAACGTGGAACCGGAAAGAGTTGTGTTCAAACGGGGTGCCGTGTCGCTCTCTCATGAGGAAGGCGATCAATTTGTCGTCGCCGTCTTGTAGTTCAGTGTGGCGTTTCCCGAACGAAACTCGAGCGGCGTTTACGACTGAAAGATCGTCGGCCATTACGGCGTCAAGCCGTACGAATCCGTCTCCCAAAACAGGTGTCAGCGTCATAACGTCACCTTAGTAAAAACGTGCTCTTGGACAGACACCTTGATTTCTCGGCGGTAAATCTTGCGGTCTTTCTCCGACATTCCGCCCCAAAAGCCGAACGGCTCGTACTTTACGGCGTAGTCCAAGCATTCCTGCCTGACCTCACACCCAGCGCAGATTTCACGGCACTGGCGCATCTTCGCCATCAGTGCAGGCTCATTTTTTTCCGGATAGAAGCATGAAGTGTCGGAGCCACGACACGCCCCACGGCTCATCCAAGACAGATCAAGTGCCTCTGGCCCGTGGCGCTGGAATCCGATTTGCATCCCCCCCGTATCCTTTCCGTCAGGTGTTGGCGACGGAAAGTTACTACAGGGGGATGATCAACGTCAAGAGGTTTCTTGTTCCCGCATGATTTTCGGATCTCGCACTTCGTAGAGACCCTTCTTGATCTTAAAGAACAGATCTGGGCGATCCTTGATGAACTTCAATGCTGAGGCGTACGAAATCTCGCCGACCTCGGCGATCTTGTTGGCATCCGTCTGGAGCAGGTGGTTTTCCTTGCACCAGTCCACGATGGAGTGATACTTGTCCACCATCTTGGGCTTCGGCTCGGTGAGCGTCGGCTCGGCACCGAGTAGGAACTTCGCTACTTCGGGCTGCACGTTGTATGACTTGGCGACGGTCATCGGGTCGTCCGACTTGTTCGTGAATAGTGACCATCTGGCCCGCATGACCTCAGCCCAGAATGCGCAATTCTCTGGCTCCTCGTGGAACTTCGTTTTGTACTCGTCCTCAATGAACTGTTTCGCATCAACGTCGTTAGTGAAAATAATGTGGTTCATATGTCCCCTTTCGGTTGGTAGTTGATGCTTCGCACTTTATCAGAGCCGGAACACAAAGTCAAATCATCGGGAATTTAGGTGTCTGTACACGGTGCCTTTTGATACGTGTAGGTATCGGCATGCTGTCACAACCGCATTTCGTAACGCAAAGAATCCGAACTCGTCCAGAGTACGCACAATTTCAGGAATGTCGTCATACCTGATCGCATCCCCGTCTTCCGTGTACAGAACAACCAGCTCAGCCATCAACTCGTGGCTCAAGTCGTGCAGCGAAACGGTGCACATGACCTGCCTGAAATGATCGTGAATGGTTTCTCGGGTCGGTCTCATCGAAACATCGGGGGGAAGAAATCCACACCTATTCTTTTCACGGCTTCCCTGGCCACCATTTCGGCATGCAACAGACAGGTGTGGCCGATCTCTGCTCCGCCGATGATGTCAGCGAGCTCGGACAGAACATCCTTGAAGTCGTCGTCCGGCATCATTGACAAAAATTCACGGACCGGTTCACCGACTGTTTCTTCGTCTAAGCCGTTGCACTCTGGGCAAAACGTCATGTGAAACCACGTCACACGATCATGCCGGTACATCTGACACAGCACCTCAAACGGTGTCCCCGTGTAGTAGACAACTTTCGGTTCAGGATGCGATCGGTCTATGAAGCAGAAGTCGTCCTGCCATGTGCCTGCCTGTTGATCCGCTTCCGTTGCGTCCTGCCAGTGCGCAAAATGGCTGATGAGAGTGCACTGCGGGCGGTGGATCACGTCAATGGCTACCTCAAACGGCATCCCGATCATTTCGTTAATCGCCATGATCGGCGTGATGACGTAGAAGTCCTCTTGATCAAATGGTGGTGCGTCGCCCATTTTTTCCTCAGCCGGAAAGGCGAACGATGTCTTGAGCGCCTGATTGCATTAACTGAATTTCAACACCGTTGACTGTAGCCCGATCGCCGAGGTTAAACAAGGCATCCACCTTCATCTGTTGTGAACGTGGTCCTGTGTCTAGGTACAGCATGTCATGTCCGTCAGCGGGCACTATGCACAACGTTCCTTGCGCTCCGCCCTTCGTCGTATCAATCGTGTAAACGATCAACCCGTACGGATCACGACCAACGGTTTCCCAAAGCGCAAGATCATGATCGGGGAACACCGGCCGACGGGATTCAATCAGAAAGCCGGAGTATTCACCTGTCCGAACAATGATCGCCTTGGTGCCCGACTCGTAAACGTCCAAGGCGATGAGTTCAGTGTCAAACGCACCATGTCCTTGAATTTGGCTGATGTCGTAGCAATCAACTTGATCTTCGCCGAGCCAGCCGAGTAACCATCTCGTCCACGCCACGAACGTTCGTGACGGGCCGTCCTGTGTGGACATCACGCCCCACACATTGAGCGGGCCGATACTGATCTCTAGATCAATTTGTTGGGTGGAGCCGAACACGGCGTTGCCTTCCCGCAGGTACCAGTCGGGCATCGCAAACATGTGGGCTGATTCGTGCACGTAGTATGACCACTCAGGTCGGTTCGGGTGATCGAAGTACAGGCCAGCACCGATGTAGTTACGGACCCACCCTTCGTCTGAGAAGATCATGCGTGGATCGCCGTCGCCGTATCCATTGAAGTGCTGGATCGAGGCGTGCTCCGTTGTGGACAGCGGGCGGCCGGCGGGGATCGGAGAGTTCTCAGGGAAGATGAAAACGATCATGTCCACCTGCGAGAAATCAATCTCGGGGTCGGCGGCGTCAACGCCGGCCTGAGCAAGTTTCGGATTGAAGTCAGACACCTGGTCTTGCGGGTAGGCGGATACGGACTCGGGTAACCGGTACCACTTGTCCGCAAACGTTGGCGTAAAGGTCAGTGCACCTCGGCTCGCCACGTTGTAGTAATTCATGAACGTTTGAACCTGCTGGTTCTCGGCTGCGAGAGCGGCCGGATCCCCGGGGTAGTCCGGCCAATCAACCGGGATGGTCACGAGCCGCACGTTTTGATTCGGTTGGAGGTTGTCAAACGTGACTGGGAATGCGGTGTACCCCTCGCCGCCGCTGTATGACGATGGGAGCTGCGGGATTCGGCAGAGGTCAGGAGCGGACTCTGATGGCCCAGCGAGCATCGTCACTGTGGGTTCCGTAGTGGTCGTTGTTGACGGCACCACAGTCGTGGACGTGGTTGACGGCGTGGACGTGGTTGACGGCGTGGACGTCATCTCCGCCAACTGTTCCTCGGTGAACCCGCCCCACTCAATACCTTCGGGAAGTTCAATGGCATGGGGGAACAGCACCTCGCTGTCATGCTGATCGTCAAATCTCGTGTCGTTAACCAACAACGGATCTGACACAGACGTCGTTGTCGCCAGCGTCGTAGTGCTTGACGGTAATTGCGTGGCATCGGGAGCGACAGTTACTGCACACGCACCCGTTATAAGTGTTGCCCCTAGAAGGACACCGCTTTTCATTGGTCACCGCCGAAGAATTTCTCAGGCGTCATGGCGTCGTACTCGTCGTAGTTGCGCATTGACTCCAAATTGATATTTGCTGCGACATGGGGGGCCGACACCTTCAACATCTCAACGATGAGATTCATGTCCGAGCGCAACCGCTTCGCTAGGTCAAAATAATCTGAGTAAAGCGTGTATCCGGCTGCGCACATGGCAGTCAGAAACAAAATGTTGCTTGAAGCGATCCGCATAATCTCTCGATCAATCTCGGTCACCTCGTCCTTTGCTGAGATGTCGCTGATGTCTTCGGCGAGCTTCAGCAAGAAGTCTGTTCGTTCGTCGTCAAGGGGGCGCATCATGTCAAGCGCCAGATCCTCATGCAGTTCGGGAAATTCCAAGGTAATACTCCTTTTCGTAGGCCGGTGTCGGCATGCCGATCGTAACGGAGGGGGCGCTGAAGTGCAAGACTTTTTTTCCGCGCCGCCGAGGCTGACGAAAAAGTTTCAGTTTAGGGGTTGCGGCTCGTGAGCGATTTTGATACAGTCACTTTCACCCGATACCGGGAACAACAGTAACTAGACACGAAAGTGAGGAAACATGGATAACGTCCATACCGCATACGAGCAGCTGGTTAGCCAGCCCGGAGCGATCCGCCGTGGTCGTCCCAGCACTCTGACCCCCGAGCAGAAGGCTCAGCGCAAGGAGGAGCAGAAGCGGAAGACCCGCATCCGCAACGAGGCTCGCCGTCGGGCGCACCTCGTCCTTCAGCACCGGTACAACGCCGAGTACCAGACTCTGCTCAACGACGAACTCAAGGTTCTTGAGAACGACGAGAGGTACGTCACCGACAAGTCCTGACTTCAACAAAAAGTCTGAACGGAGAAGCGCCCTTCGGGGCGCTTTTTCCGTTTTTCTACGCCCGCTGCCCACTCGGTGTTGTACCATCAACTAATGGTGTCAGACGAGAGTGGATTTTCATCGGGCGGAGGGTCGCTCGGGGTCAATCGTCTTTTTGCTGATCGCCAGCCATGTCCAGTTTGTGGACATCCAACCGGTGATTGCACAGGCGAGTTGCCTCCGCCGAGCAGACTGTTGGGGTTGGGGGACATACCTTCAATGGTTGAAGGCCAGACAGTTCTTGTTACCGAGGACATCTGGGAAGAGCAAGAGGTGACTGCTGGCATTCGCCGAAAAGTCGTCGTGGCTCGAGCCGGATCAAGGATCCCTCTCGTCAAAGCACGAGAGTTAGGAATCTATCCGAGCTAAATATGTTTTATAAAAACACTTCAGGGAAAGAGAAGAACAGTGGCTTACATCAGCGACGACTTTGTGGGACAGTACGCCTCAAAACAGGCCCCATGGGGGTTTGGTGGACTTGGAGAAATCGTTTACCTGAGGACATACAGTCGTTCGATTGAGCATCTGGGCCGTAACGAGATGTGGCCCGAAACTATCCAGCGGGTCATCAACGGCGCCATCGAGATCGGTGTTCCGTACACCCAGAAGGAAGCCGAAACCCTGTTTGACCACATGTTCAATCTGCGTTGCTCCTACTCGGGTCGCGCTCTCTGGCAGCTCGGCACTCCGCTCGTCCAAAAACTCAACGCTGCCTCCCTAAACAACTGCTATTTCGTCAACATCGAAAAAATCGAAGACTTTGAGTTCCTGTTTGACCACCTGATGCTCGGCGGCGGTGTCGGCTTCTCGGTCGAACGAGCCAAGATCCATGAACTGCCGAAGGTGAAGTCTGGTGTCACGATCACCCATGAGCGCAGCAACGACGCTGACATCATCGTCCCCGACAGCCGCACCGGCTGGAGCCGTCTGCTTCACTCTGTGCTGAAGTCCTATTTCTACACCGGCAAGTCGTTCTCGTACTCCACGATTTTGATCCGCGAGTTCGGTGCGCCCCTCAAAACGTTCGGTGGCACCGCATCCGGTCCGGGCGCCCTCATTGACGGGATTGAGGACATCTGCAAGGTGATGGAGGCCCGTGCCGGCAAGAAGTTGCGCTCGATTGACGTGCTGGACATCTGCAACATCATCGGCCGCATTGTGGTATCCGGCTCTAGTCGCCGGTCTGCCCAGATCGCAATCGGCGACCCCGACGACGTCCTGTTTATGCGGGCTAAGAACTGGTCAACCGGTCAAGTTCCGGCATGGCGCGCAAACTCGAACAACTCGATTTACGCCGACTCGTGGGACGAGATCATGCCGGAAATCTGGAAGGGATATGACGGTTCCGGCGAGCCGTACGGTCTCGTCAACCGGAAACTCGCCCGCCAGTACGGGCGCCTCGGCGACAAGATGCCGGATCAGACCATCGAGGGCTACAACCCGTGCGCCGAGATTGCGTTGGGTGACGGTGAATCGTGCAACCTCGCCACGATCTTTCTGCCGAACGTCGAGTCGCTCAAGCAGTTCAAGGAGATCTCTCGTCTGCTGTACATGACACAGAAGCAGATCACCCGCCTGTCGTACCCGTATGAGAAGACAACAAAGATTGTCACGAAGAACGCCCGTCTCGGCCAGTCGGTAACCGGCATTCTTCAGTCGTCTGAGGATCAGATTTCGTGGCTGGTGCCCGTCTACGAATATCTCCGTGATGTTGACGCCGAGTACTCAGAGAAGCACGGACTGCCGAAGTCGGTTCGCCTCACCACCGTGCAGCCGTCTGGCACCCTTGCCCTGTTGCCGGGCACCACGCCCGGTGTCCATCCCGCTTACGCCCGCTACTACATCCGCCGCGTCCGGTTCGGCGCAGCCGATCCGCTGGTGGAAGCGTGCCGTCGCCGTGGCTACACCGTGAAGTGGGATGTCGGTTTGGACGGGCAGGAAGATCACACCCGTTACATCGTCGAGTTCCCCGCAGAATCACCGGAAGGCGCAGTACTGGCAGCCGACATGACTGCCGTTCAGCAGCTTGAGTGGGTGAAGAAGATGCAAACCGAGTGGGCGGACAACGCCGTGTCGGTGACCGTCTACTACCGCAAGGAAGAGTTGCCGGAGATCAAGCAGTGGCTGTCGGAGAACTACACCAACGGTGTGAAGTCGGTGTCGTTCCTCCTGCACTCGGATCACAACTTCCCGCTCGCCCCCTACGAGGAGATCTCGCAGGAGGAGTACGAGAAGATGGCCGCAAAAGTTGACTTCTCCGTGCCGCTGGTGCTGGACGCTTCGGGCACCGAGTTGGATCCATCAGAGTGTGCGACTGGGGCTTGCCCGATCAGGTGACGGGCCGTTTAATGATGTACCCGTTGCGCACATCGGAAAGATGACCTGACGCTCCGTACTGCTCTAAATCTGGGTAGAAGTTCCCGAGGAATTCAGCGTCCTCGGGAACTTCCATGTCTGGCCATACGGGAACGATTTCGGTTCCGACAGGCAAGTGATCAAACGGATCGTTGCCCAAACGCAAATGCATTTCAATGATGTAACCGGAACGCATCTCTACGTTCACGGCTGTCACGTCCGTCAGGTCAGGCGTCACGGGCAGTTCCTCAAATGCGGGTGCGTCTAGCGGGTTCAGTTTTGTCCATCGGGCGAAACGGACAAGGTTGGCGTCGGACGTGTGCTCACCGGTTGTCATTGAGGTGCGACGCCATGTGCCGTCGTCAAAAAGGCGGTAGTCAATCGACAGATGCGGTCCGTCTAGCCACTCGCACCAAAAATGACCCGGTTGTAAGCCAGCATGGTTGATAAATGCGTCGTGCTCGGACTCGGAATAGTCAAACTTGTGTGCCGAGATTCCCATGCCGAAGATGTTGTAGATGGGTCGAGCGATGTATGTCCCAGATGTTGGCGGCGCCGTGCCGGCTGGACCTGCAAGTAAACCTTGACGCAGTGCTACTTCTAGTTTGTTGAAAATCCAGCGTTGCTGTTCGTTATGGCAGTAGGCGGCCCACGTCTCGCAGTCTTCTTCGTAAATAGATGGCAGTGGCGAAGAATGCACGTCTTCATTTTATCTAGGTGCGTGCTATTTCAAGGAGTTCAGACATGGGTCGCAACGAGTCTTGCGCAATCCAGAACTCCGGCGCAGTAGCACCCGATTTCGGCGCAACCATGGACTTCGCTTCTTTGCCGTACACCCAGCCGGCAAGAAGCACTTCCGGTTCACGCACGACGGCAAGAATGAATGGTGCCTCGCCGCTGTCAGTTTTGTAGACGATCAGTTTTCCGGACTGATGGCGAGTTGATCGGACTTGGTATCCCTCAACGTCACCGGGAAGCGATTTCAGTTTTTTATCGGTCACCGGTTCCCAGTACAAGTTCAACGCTTTGGCGACTGCGAGCTCGCCGAGGCTTCCGACGATGTCAATTTGCCATTCGTTTGATCGTCCGTCTATGCCGTGGAAGCCGGGCCGTTGTTTGGCGATGGCGTTGATTCGACGTTCCACGCCTGCCATTGCGGCGAGGCGGACTTCGTGGCGATTGAGTTTGACAGTAAGGGTACGGCTCATGGCCGGCCATCATAAGTCAACTATGTGGTGCGGTCAACCATCAGTTGTTTGACGCGATGGTGGATGTGAGTCCGATCTGCGGACGACGCCTTCCGCAAGGGTCGTGATGCGACATCAAAATTGACGAATGCTTCAACGATCTGTTGTGTAGTTTTTTGACCCGGGCACGCATGGCGACCCCAGCCGAACGGAATTTCTTTCCACTGATCGTCGCCGAGGTGGATGAGAACGATCTCGCCCTCTGCGACTGTTGCGCCACCGATCGTCTGATCCTGTTGTGCGATTCGGGTAACGGCGTCCACGGGCGCATATTTGTTGACGATCTCTGATTTGGTTGTTGTGGTGCCGTCCAGCAAGTCGGCGAGGTACGAGGAAATGAGAAGGAGCGGATTTTCGTGGCCTCCGTGAAGAATCGCCACCGACCCAGCAATAGCTTGTTTTTGGGTGATGGCTTTCTGGTGTACGTGTTCCTGAAGGTCGGCTAAGAGGCCCGATTCAACGGGGTGTCGCAATGTTTGAGCCATGAGTCTCGCTAATTTCGTGATCGCTTGACGTGCCACGGTGTCGTCTGGGTTTAGGCAACCGAGAGCGCCATGTAGATATGTGGCGGCTTCGTCTCGGATGTGCGCAGGTATCTCAAAAATTTCAAAAATGGTGTGTGCTACGACGGGATGAACAAAGTTTTTGACTAGATCTCCGGGTGGATCAAAGTCGTTGTAACAGCGTTCAATGGTTTGCTGAAGTTCATTGAGGCTGACGCCCTTTGAGAGGTATGAGAACAACAGTCGGCGAAAAATTCCGTGTTGCTCTCCCTCCATATTGATAAACGAGTTGTTGGAGGCGTCAGGAACTTCACGTGTCAGATGTGGCGATGCCAGCAGGCGCAGGGTTTCTTCGCCTAATGGGATGTGCCGGCTACTGCGTGCGACAAAATATTCAGACCACTTGTCCACAGTTTTGGCTTTTATCCCTTAGCGACAGTCCGAATCACAAACTGCCAGTGATGTTTCCCGACCACGGGCCATTCAATGTCGGTGTCTTTGTCGTGCCACGACATTTGACTCGGGTCGTTCGGGATGGCGTCGTATAGGTCAACGAGGTTTCCGAAGCCTTCGTGGTGGAGGAGGTTCCAGACTCGTTGGTGGTGGCAGTTCCATTTATGTTCAGCTCCGTCCCAAACTTCGTTTTCACGTTCGGGCTGCCAGTTCATCCCTTGGTGTTCCATGACGGATTCCACCATCCAGAACGGTTCTTCGTCTTCCCGCCACAGTTTGATGGTTTTGAGGACGTCGGGTCCGGTGATGAGGATGGGGGCGCCGGGTTTTCCGATGCGGCTCATGTCGTTGAGAAATCTGGGAACCTCATTCCAGTCCATGTGTTCGAGAACGTGGCCGAG